AAGTAGGTCTGGTTCGAGCCTGCGGTGAGTGCGAAGCCCGCGGCGTCCGCTTCCGCGGCAACAGCGGGAGTTTCGTCGTCCACCACGGCGATGTAGCGGAACGGTACCGCCGTCACCGTAGGCGGGGATGTTGCGTTGTCGATTGCTTCGACGGTTACGGTCGAAGTGCCAGTCGTGCCGACGCCCTTCGAGATCAGGAAGAGCGCCGTCTCGAATTTCGACATGTCGTACTCTGCCGAATACTTCGTGCCGGCAAACGCATTGGCCACCGGAGCGATTCCGACGGCAGGATAAAGTTCATCGATTTTGATCATGATATTTGCTCCTGGTTGTTTACCGCGCCGCGAGGGTCACGAAACTCGAAACGGACGAGCCGCCATGCGCCAAAGTGAGCGGCTTATCCCACTTGGGGGCACCATTCACGCGCGCCACGGTCCGGAATGCGGTTTCGTCAGTGTCGAATTTGACGTGAATCGATTGCGCCGTTTGCAGCCCGCCCTTGCGGATCAGGATGTAATCCGAGAGGTCCGCGAACAACACGTCTCCCACTTCGCCAGCGGCGGAAGTGTGTTCAATCACCTGGATCGGGCGACCGTAGAGCATGCCGTAGGGGGCGTCCGCAATGCGTCCCGGCGGAACAAAAAGCGGCTGTCCGCTATCGCCGGATGCCGTGGTGGTCATCGTCAGAATCTCAGCCCAGATGGTCTGATCGATGTACCACGTAGCCGAACGGAAGTTCGGTGCGGCCATCTTGCCGACCATCTTGGCGACGTTCTTCCAGACAATCGAATCCGCCGCCTGAGCGCTCTCTTTCGCGACCGTGATCAGGCTCCCGGAGTTCATAATGCCGAGCGGCATGCCGGCGCCGGGTCCGCGGAAGATCGCGTTGTCGATTTCGAACGCGATCTCGTCACTAAATGACTGCAACAATAGCGACCCCATAAGGGCGCGATCCTGTAGTAGTTCATCGGTCACATAGCCGAGCGCGGCAATCTTTTCGAGGCTCAGCTCCCACCGCTTGAAGCCTATCTTCGATGCGAGCTTCGTTGCGGCTTCTGCGAGCCAGCGAGCCAGTAGGCACGGATTCCGCCCCAACGAGAGCCCCGGGCGCGGGATTCTTCATCGACGTAAGGGATCTTGATGCCGTTGAAATTCGCGCCCACGGGGAGGTTGGTGCAACGTGGCGCGAGCACGGCCTGCGCTTCGACACGCTGCCAGATTTCGGTCGCAAACTGCGTATCGACCAGGAAGCCGCCATCGCCGCCCATGCCTTCGTTTTGGCCGGATGCGCGGGATTCCATCGAACGCCGCAAACGCGGATCAACTTCGGCACCGCGGTTGGAGAATGCGCTCCGCACGGCACCCAAGTATTCACCAAAGGCGTCAGTAACGGGGCCATTATCCACGCCCCAGGGCGCATCTTCCCGGTTGTCGCGCACGTTAACCGATTGCGTGGCCGCTTCGGTTACGTTCATCGCGGCGCGGCTTTCGTCCATCCGCTTGGCCGTTTCGGCCTGCAGTTCGAGTAGTTCCGCCTGTTCGCGAAGGTCCTTCGCTTTTTCCAAGGCGGCGCGTCGCACTTCGGTTGTGGCGTCCGCGGGGATGCCTCCCAGAAGCTCGCTCGCCTCCTGATTCCGTTTGAGCGCCTGAGCGCGTAGTTCTTGCCAAGTCATGGCTTATCTCCTAAGTCGAAATTCGGCGGCCTGGATTTCGAGCGCCAACCGGGCGGCTTCGAGATCGAACGCGGATACGTTCACCGTCGAAGTGCTGGCTGGAGTTTCTTCGGAGTGGACTGCGCCCGGCTCCGTATCCCGCGCGGCTGCAGCGCGGAATTCGTCTCTCTTTACCCCTGCGAGAGATCGCAGGGAAACTTCCGTGTCTTCATACGCTGGAAATGTCACCGGCGAAATTTCATAGAGTCGCAACTCAAGCAGGGTGCGCGTGAGCCAGTCTTTCTCTTTGTCGTATACCCACTGCTCTTTCACCACCCGGAAGCCGAACGACATCTGACTGACATCGCCCCGCTCAATCGGGGTGAGCACCATATCACGCACCAGCTGCGTATCCGGGGGCGTGCCGTCGAAGCTCAAGCCCTCTTTATCCTCAGCGAGGGAGAGGGTGTTGGATGTCGTGCGGCCCAAGACGAAATCGGTGTTGTGATTCCACAGCATCCGCACGTCGCCATCTTTGAGGGTCTTCGCGAATGCTCCCGGCGCGATTCGTTCGGTCATGCGCCAGTCTTGGAATTCTGCGTCCCGATTGAACACGGCGGCGTATCCAACCAGATGTCCCGCCTGTTCCGGCGTCCGCTCGCGAAGCTCGAAAGTGGCAAAGCGAACCTCGAACTCACTCCGCGTTTTGTTTCGTGTCAGCATCGGCCCCGCTCCCGCCTTCATCATTGCCCTGACCGCCCGCAAAAAGTTTCCCAGTTCCGTCGATCAGGACCTTATTGACGGGCAGCGAGTAGACGTCGCCGTTCTCCACGCCAGGGAAGCCGAGACGGCGCCGTGCTTCGTTTTGGGTAATGACGCCGGAGGTCCAAAGGCGATCGATGCTCAGCGTTTGCGTCTTCAGGTCGCCACGCAACAGGCCGGAAACATCGTGCTCCGCGTAGATATCGGTCGCCGCGACGTTGCCACCGGTGATAACCCGGTTGACGGCGGTCTCCCATCGCCGGAGCCAGACCAGCATCGTGTACTGCAGGAATCCGATGGTTAGATGCTCGATACCGGAACCCCAGGATGTCGTTTTGCTGGTGACGCCCGCAAGGACAGGCGGCACACCGAACCACCGGCAGGATTCATGATCGGAGTAATCGAGGGTTTCGAGGAACTGCGCGTCTTCGGGCGGGATGGTCAATTGGTCGAACTTCATCCCCTCCTCGACCAGGAGTAACCCTAAGCGGTTTTCGCCTTCTAATTGGCCTTTGAAGCTTTCTTTGAGGTTGTGACGGGCGGCATCCGAAAGCTTGTTCGGTGCGCTCAATAAGCCCGTCGCCCGTGCGCCCCGCCGGAAAAACTGGCCACCAAAACGGCGGGCGGCCGTCGAAGTCCCTACCGAATTAGCGGCATATTTCTGAATCACAGAGATGCCGGTGAATCCGTTCTCCGACGGCCCCATCACGTGCAAAATATCTTTGGGATCGAAGGGTACCGGCTCACCCGACGAAGGGGTCCAGAGGTAGCGATCCCGCGTCGAGCCATCCTTTAGCGTTTCGAGAATCCGCTGTGTCTGCTGCGGGGGCATTCGCCAGAGGGCAGCGGGCTTCATTGCGCCGTTGCGCTGCACCCAGGCATAACCATTGCCCGTTGTGATCGCATCCCGCGTCAGAGCTTCGCGCGTGTGGATGGCGGACACACCGGGAGAGGAGAAATCGTGAATCAGCGGGTAGAGCGCGTGGCCGCGATACGGCACGCGGTCATCATCGCCATCGCGCCGATAGACATGAAACGGAAGAGAGGCGGCGGTTTCGGCGATCAATGAGATACAGCGGTAAATCGTCGAAAGGTGCTGCGCGCTGGTTGTCGAAACGGGTTCACCGGACCATGATGTACCGTCAGAATCGCCATTTAGGAAATCGAGGAATGCATCCCAGCGCTCAAGCATGGGAATACCTGCCGCCCGCTGAAGCCAACGCTGTACGAGATTTGCCATTTAGAGGATCATCAGCCCTTGGCTCTCATAAATCGAGGGCGCATCATCCATCTGAATGGACAAGCCCCTCGCCATAATCATGGCCACGATGCCGTCGATCTTGTTTCCGGCCAATTCCTTACGAGGGTAGATGTTGTCTTTCACATCGACGTGGCACACGACGTTCGAGGCCATCCACTCAAGGCAGGGATCTGCGGGAAACTGAATATTGCCCGTTCTCACGAGACCTTCGAGATCCTTCATCGGCTCCGACATGTTTTTCACGTTCTGCGGGTAGACGACAATCGGCAGTCCTTCCGTGAGTAACTCTTGGGTGATCTTGTGACCCTGATACGGATCGAAAGCGACCTGCTGGACGTCGTATTCGCGGCATAGCGACTGGATGTACTCCTTGATGACCTCCTGATCCGTCATCGCGCCTTCCGTTTCCGTCAGCCATCCATCCATCACCCACCCTGGTAGCTGTGCCACATCGCTCGATTCCACCGCCTCCGAGGGCAAAAACCCCCGATGGAACACCGTATGCACCCCATCTCCACCCGGCTGGAACCATACCACTACCGAGGCAATATCGATCTTTGACGCCAGATCCACAGCGACGAAGCACTTGCGACCCGCGAAATCGGCGATATCGAGGCCCGGCTTTTCGCACCTGGTCCACCTGAGCATGTCCATCCAGGCGGTATCGGCGGAAACCCAGACGTTTAAGCGCTTCGTCAGGAAATTGTTTGTGGCAGACGATTGCTGCTTCGCTTTGTACGCCGCCTGCGCGATATCATCCGGCATCACCGAAACGCCGTAGTTCGGGTTCGCTTTTCTCCAGGCAATCTCGACGGTCCAGTCGTCTCCGGGGTCAATGGTGTAAATCAGACCAAAGAGCGTTTCATCCTTCGCCACGCCGTTTAGGACTTTGAGCGTATAATCCCGTTGCTCGTAGCAGATCCCGGCGCGATTCATCCCGGCGGTTGTGATGGCAAAGAGTAGAGGCTGTTCACGGGAGCCCGTTGCGGTTTCGAGCACGTCGTAGACTTCGCGCGTGGGGTGCGCGTGTAACTCATCGATAATGGCGCCGTGGATGTTTAGGCCGTCGAGGGTGTCGCCATCGGCGGATAGCGCCCGAAAGACGGAACCCGCCTCCTCTTGCCAGAGCATGTGAGCGCGAACGTCGATACCGAATGCGGCCGTCATCTCGCGATCCGCTAAGCACATCTGGCGAGCGATGGACCATACGATTTTCGCTTGCTCGCGAGTCGTGGCAGCGGCGTAGACTTCGGCACCCGCCTCATCATCGCAGACGAAAAGATACAGGGCGATGCCGGCCGCAAGAGTACTCTTCGCGTTCTTCCGCGGGACTTCGATGTACGCCCGGCGGAATCGGCGTAGGTTGGTTTTCTTGTGATGCCAGCCGAAGATGTTGCAGACGATAAAGCACTGCCAATCCGCGAGCCGGATACATTCCCGCCGGCGCGCCCAGACGCCCTTGACGTGGCGCAGGCCTTCGATGAATTCACACGCGGCGTTGGCTCGCTCAGTGACGAAGACGAATGGGAAGCGCTTCCGCTCTAGATCGTGCAGGAATCGGCGGCAAGCGCGGATGGTAGGTTTTGCCGCGGGGATCTCTCCCGCTACGATACTTTCTGCGTACTGCTCTGCACGGCTGGAATAGTCAAGAACTTGCGCCACTTGTTCTCAGTTTGTGGCGCGTCGGTCTTTATTTGTGTCCGGGAGGAAGGGGTTAAGCCAAACTCTGCGCCGAAGCGCTTCATTTGCTCCGCGGCGGTGCGGGCGATCCGGTATTGTGGGACCACCTGGACGGATTTCACTGCGCCCTTGTCATCGCGGAGCGTCATCGTGGTACCGTTTTCCGCCATCCAAGCAACCGCTTCATGCCAATCGCCGCACGCTTGGCAGTATGCCGCAAGCAGGACAAGATCGGTCTGTTTCAGCACGCCGATGGATAGTAGGATCGGGGCGATACGTTCCCATTCGGCGCGCGCGTGGCCCTGTAGGATTTCCGGGCAGGATATGTCAAGCACGGACGGCGGAACGGGCTCCAGCTTGTTCAGCGCCCGTTTGCCGGGATTACCCTGGAGTTTCGCGATTGCAGACGGCTTCGGAGCGGGGCCTCGTTTACCCATACATCCATCGTATCC